CCAGCCGATACGGCCTCATTGGGAACCGGCGGTAAGATGAACGCGGAGCAGTCAAAACAATTTATTACATTTATGAGGGACTATTCGCCTTTTCTTAAAAAGGTTGATTTCATAACCATGGCAAAAACCACAAGAGATCTTGATAGTTTAGAGGTAAATAAGCGAGCCCTCAGACGTCAGGCGGAAAATTCAGACAATCCGGCTACGGGTGCGGTTACACATAAAAGGCGGACTCTTAAAGCGGTCGGAGTTATAATGCCTTATGATGTTTCATTTCAGTATATGAAAGAAAACATCGAGGGAAAGGGCGTAAACACAACGCTTGCAAGAATGTTTGCACAGCAGTTTGCAAACGATACGGTAGAGCTTGCGTTCTTAGGAGACGAATCGGAATCGGATGACGACTTTATAAGTATTAACGACGGCTGGATAAAAATTGCTAAGAATGACGCGAACGTACATAAATTTGATACGGAAGACAGCGCTGATTATCTTAATACGGTTTTCCCGGGACTTTTAGCCGCTATGCCGAATAAGTATTATTCTCTTTATACCGAAGAGGATAAATCCAAGATAAAGATATTCTGTTCACCGACCGTAAACAGAAAATACAAGCAGCAGCTTCAGGCGAGAAATACCGCGCTTGGCGACGCGCTTATTACGGGCGGTAAGAACGTAAGCTACGATGGCTTTGAGATTGTACCCGTCGCGTTTATCCCCGATAATATTCAGATAGTTACGCCTTATGAAAATTTTGTTTACGGTATCTACGGTCAAAGCCTTGAGGTTTATCATAATGTTGTACCGCGTAAGACAAGACATGAATATACGCTTCTTGCTGACTTCGATATGGAAATTAACAATCCGGACGC